ATAGTTCCAACAATGGTATTAAATACAGTATCGGTAGATCTAGAAGTTGATGCAGTCGTAGATTTTGATATCGATGCACCAGTAGCAAACACCGTATCATATTTAGTGGTTGTACCATAGAACGTATTAAATGACGTTGTTGTTGCGGTCGCTTTAGAAGTAGACTTAGAGGTTGATTTACTGGTATCATAAACCGAACCAAATACAGTAGTTGTTGCAAAAGAAGTATTTTTGGAAGTATCAGTCGATCTAGAAGTATCAGTTGTTCTAGAAGTTTCATTTCCTGTTAATGTTAATTTGCTAGTTTCTCTTGTGGTTCCAACTGCTATATCACTACCTGATTCTTTATCAAAAATAAATGTAAATGTATCTGTTAGATAAGTCGTAGTGGTATTTACACCACCAGTAATATAGGTTGTAGTCGTACCATATACAGTAGTCGTCGCATATGTTGTTAATATTGTTGTATCTGTACTGCGAGCTGTACCAGTTAAAGTGCTTCTACTTACTTCTTTAGTAAGAAAAACTGGTTCGCCAGATACTGTAGTTGTTATTGTTGTATTATATGTTGTAGTCGTTGAAACTTCATTAGAAGTTCCGAATACAGTATTATAAACAGTGTCATAAACTGTTGTAGTATTTGTAGATTTGGATGTTAGCTGGCTTGTATCAGTTAATTTTTGCGTTTCAAAATTAGTATCATATCCAGTAACATAAAGAGTTACAAACGTAGTGTTAAATACTGTTGATGTTGAACGCGAAGTTTGTCCTGTCGTTTGTCTAACAATATAAGAATTTAACAAAAACCCGCCCATATTAGGCTCGCTTGTAATATAGTGTTACTTTTAGTCCCTTCGCGCCACCACCAGCCACGTCGATATCCATAGTAATTTCGTCGTCATCAGCAATACTGGTTGATGATAGAACTGCAGCAGTAGCAGCAGTCGTACTTGTTTTTTCGTTCGCGTCAATTGTTAGTTTGGTACTCAAAATAGTAGAGCCATTTACATTAATGTCAACCGTAGGAGTTCCCGAACTAGAAGCAGTTGCTAAAGAAGCGCGAGGAATTTTAGTTAGAGTCCAAGCAAATGGAGCGCGGAATGTAATCTTTGCTGTACCAGTTGTAATGCTAGTAGTTTCATCAGAAAGAGCAAGAGTTAGTGATTGTTCAATACCAAGAGCCACTGCATTTGTTGAGAGAACAAATCCGTTCGCTACGTTTAATGTACCAGAAATAGTTGTGTTTCCAGTTGTGGTATTATTACCAGTTGTAACTACATTACCAGTTGCGACATTGCCAGAGACACTTAATGTTCCTGTTAGCGTGGTATTACCAACTGCCATGGTATTAACAATTGTTACTGCGCCATTAACAGCAAGTGTGCTTCTTAGATTAACAGCACCACCAACGTTAGCAGTAGATACGATATTTGCATATCCATCAACGTTTAGATTACCAGAAATATTCGTGTTACCAACGTTTAGAGTCTGCGCAGTAATCGAGCCAGTAAACGAAGGAGAAGCAGAAAGAACTACTGAACCAGTACCAGTTGAAGTTGCTGTACCTGTACCACCGCGAGCGACTGGTAGAGTGCCGACTGCGACAGCAGTTGCGTTTACAAACAAACCAGTAGAGTTAGCAATAATACCAGAGTTAGCTAGAACCGATAAAGTTCCTGTCGAGGTAATTGGACCACCAGTTAGACCTGAGCCAGAAGCAACAGAAGTTACAGTACCAGTTGTTAGTGTTGACCAATAAACATTACTGGTGCCAGCGCCAGATGTAAGAACTTGACCAGCCGAACCTTGTGAGCCATTAGCTGTAATTCTAGTAGTACCAAATGCAACATTACCAGAAATAGTGACTGTATTTGAGAAAGTTGCTGCGTTTGTAACTGTAATGCTGTTTGAGAACGTAGCAAAATTAGTTACAGTAATTCTATCGGAGAATGTAACATTAGCTTGGAAAGTACTGTTCGTGCTAGTTGTTAAACCACCACCAATAACAACGTTGCCAGAAATATTAGCAGTACCAGTTACAGTCAGAGCAGCATCAGGAGTTGTATTATTTACACCGACTCTATTGTTTACCGAATCAACAAATAAAGTTCCTGAGTCAAAGTTAGAATTTCCTGAGAAAACAGTCGGAACGGCTGCATAATACCAGCTACTACCGTTGGCGCTATTAGCAGCCAGAAGATAGTGAGTTGCGTTCGCAGCTGTACCAGTGTTGACACTGCTTAGAGTGTCAATAGTCATCGCACCCTTAACGGCGAGCGAACCGACAGCAGACAAAATAGAGTTTGAAGCAATTACCAGATTAGCAGAAGAAACAGTTAAGTTTCCGCCAGCTGAACCAGTCACAGTAATGTTGTTTCCGACGAAGCCGTTAGCCACAAAGTAGCCACTGATTGCTGCGTTACCAGAAGCAGTATTTGATTCTACCGTAACGACCTGCACAAACGCATTCGCTATTTGGTTGGTTCTTGTCAACCAAGTCGAAAAATTGTCTGTAGTCGCGACGTTTGCGAATGTAATTGCCATTTATTTTCTCTCCGCCAGAACCGCTACGATTAGCGATTTTAACTCATTTATGTTTTGTTCTAATGAAACAACTTTGTTTTCTAACTCATCGACCTTACTAAACTTCTCGCGTCGTTTGCGATATGCTTCTAACGCTTGTACATTGGTATTTAGTACTGCACCTGAACTCGTATCTTTTACTAAATCTGGAGCATCTTCAATTTTCAAATAATTCGTCATTTTTGCAGCGCGATAACTCGTAGGTCAGTAATTCTAGGTGGGTTATATTCATAACCCGAATCTGCTGTCAATACAATTTTAATGCTGTATTTCTTGAAGCGAACGAAGTCGCCTGTTTCAGGAGCAGTTGCGCTGTAAGCAAAATATCCTTCACTGTTCTTGTATTCAGCAGGAATTTCGAACTCAAACTCACGGAAATCGTTTAGATTCTTAGGATCTGAGAAAACACCAGCTGGCGTCACTTGAGTCAGTTCGATCCAAGGAAGACTATCGAAGTCTCTAAAATCTTCGGCTGCTTGGAACTTACCATAAACTACAACACCAGTGTTCTTAGGTTTGTATGCGTCAACATAAACTTTAATATCTTCTGCATCTTGACCATCAGCTAGTCCGATAACGCGAGAAACATATTTCGCATCAGCAGCACCTTCGCGCGTTGTTTCGTTTGTTGTATTAGCGTTTACTCTATTTGTAACGAGTAACATCTGCGAACCATCAAGTCTAATAATTGGAGCAACATATTCATTCGTAGCATTTAGTACAGCTTGAACTTGTAATGAAGAATTACCAGCTAGGATACTTCCGTTAGCTTCGTTGCTATAACTTAGCAAGTATCTAGATTTATCTGCGAATGTTTTTTCTTCAGAATCAGAAATATTGAAGTAGTTAGGATCTTCTGAGAAATTAGAGCCTTCTAAGAAAGTACCACTCATTTTTAGAGTTAGTTCGCTAGTTGGCTTTTTATCAATATTTAATCTAGGAATGATAGAATGATATTCGTAGTCTTTAATTGATTCCACTGTACCATTTAATAGTCTTACAGTTTTAGTTGTACCATTTACAATCATTTGACGATAGATTTGAATTTGATCATTCGCAGTAAATGTTTGACCTGCAACAGTATCAACCAACATGACGTATTTTTCGCTAGTAGAATCTTCGTAACGATACATTGCGACAAACTTACCTTTTTCTGAATATGTTTCGCCAAATGCGCCAACCGAGTCAGAGCTATAAGGCATTAAACTTTGTACACGATTTACATCTTTAATTACGAGATATTCTAGATTTTCTTTATTTCTAAGAGTGACTGTACCAGTAGTATTTACGTTAAATTTAGCGCGATACAATACGAACTTAATATCTTGATTGACAAGTTCTGAGTAAGTAGAGTCTGTTTCTGAATAAAATGCTTTTTCTGTAAGCGGATTACTATTGACAATAGTATCAGTAATCAAATCTCGTTCGCCACGAGTAGCACCCCAAACAGCAAAGTCAGAACTTGGCGTTTGAATAGCAAAGCAATAGTTCTTAGAAGAATCCAAGAAAACTGGAGTATCAAATTGAAAAGTAGTTTCAGTAGCACCAGTGTTAGATACAGAAATAGAATCTGTCTCAAGAGTTACAGTAGATCCTGGAACAATTGAGTTTCTATCTGGTAGACCATCGGCCATTTCCATCAAAAATACTTTAACGCTAGATGCGCCTTTTCTCTTGAAGAATAAGCCAAGTTTAGTAGCATAGATGCCCGTTGCCTCTCCAGGAGAAGCGACTGAAAATGCTTGAGCTAAAAACTTTAACGAATTGGTTGTTGCGGTTGGCATTTATTTCTCCAAATATTCTTTTATTTCGGCTTCTTTATTACAATCCAACTTCTGTGCCTATTACTGCTGGTCCTTGATCCGGAAGTCCAGTCTGCGGATTGACTTGTGATATAGTCATAGGATTGGTTGCGTCGTAGAACAAATAATATCCAGCACCAATTATAGATGGAATATATCTCAAGGCTCCTTCTGGGATTCCAGCGCCAACATTTCCTGGTCCTGCTTTTAGTGGTCCATCAAGAATAGTAACGACTGGAATCTGAGTTGGATCGCATGGTTTACATGGGTCTAGCGAAGTGCTATTAGTAAAGCTAATTGTTTTCTCTGTTGTAGCAAGAACAACCGCAGCAGAACTATAATATGTAGCTGTTACAGTAAGAGTTGTATTTGCTGGATTGCTCCAACCAATTCCTACAGAGCGACCGCCATTAGTTAATGCTTGGTTGCTTGTAATTGAAGCAGTACCGACGTTTGCTGCAGAGAAATTTGTACCAGACAAGCTTCCCGATGGAGCATTACCAACTACGCCAATAGTCACATAGCCACCAGTTACACGATTGGCTGTCATATCGCCACGGAATTCTAGGTTGACCCAGTTGACTGCTTTTGCAGTTGAAGCGTCTGACATGTAGTAGCTGTTGTTGTTTCCAGATATTACATTTAACATGGTTAGTTTTAGGTCACCATCAGATTCAAACTTAGTCAACTGAACTGGTTTTACAACTTCAGAAACAGTACTATTATTGCCACTAACTTTTAGTTTTACATAAACTGTTTCAACCATTGAAGGGAATGTAAATGTAATGTCTGATGGATTTTGTACTGAAGAATTAGCAGAACTTGGTGTTACACAACCAGTTGAACATTGAACGAAAGTCCATTCCCATGCAACAGGTGCTTCAAGAGTTGAACCTTCTGGAGCAATAACACCTCTATTTGTTCTATCAATAAATGATAAAGTATGAGAAGTTCCATCTTCGACAACCAATGTTCCGACAACATCAAAGTCAGCAACAATTAATGGAGTCTTTGGTACTAGTGGTGGTTCAACAACTGGATTTCCTGGAACTTCTTCGACAAGAGAAATTACAAATGCGCCAAGGGATCTTGAAGAAGGAGTGGCTGGAGATACGGTGTCAGTTACAGACAACACGTGGTTTCCTAGCGATAGATTTCCTGGAATTGTAGCAACTGCATACAACACGCCAGTTGAATCAGAATATAGAGCTTCGCCTTGTAGACCATCAACAGTTACATTTGAAGCGATCTTAGTTACACCATACGCGATATTTCCTGGCGTTGCCAACGAAGAATAGTCAACGTTATCTATGCTAATGTAATGTCTAGTCGATGGTTTTAATCCGCGAGCAATTAACTTAACAGTTCTATTCATAGGATAGATATACTGTTCGTTGTATTGAGTGGTCGTAGGTGTAACCGTCATAGTTGTTACAGGATATTTTAACGATTGCTCAACGTCAGCAAATCTTGTCTTATCTAGTTCTACAGCACCGCTATCATATTTGTCATTAGGATCAATTGCGATTTCGCGAGTGGCATATTCCTGAGAAATAAACTTAGTATTTGCATCGTAGCCAACAGTTACAAAGTTCTTACTGTAGCTGATGTTATTAGCTGTATCTCTAATTACTGAAGTAGATGTGCTATTTGCATTGTTAATTTCAATCTCAACTGTTTCAGTAGAAACCATTGGACGACCGATACCAGTTGTTGGGTCGATCACGATTGTGTGCTCTGCATCACCTAGTCTTGCTAGGTTATGATTATCAAATGGATCAACGAAGAAACCATTTTTGAAGCGATCTACGCCATTAGTATCTGGGATATTTAACTGAGTAGCTTTTTGCTCTAAGCGAGTTAGAGTGGTAAAATACTCAAGAGAAGAAACGCGCTGGTCGATAGCAGCAATATCTTTCATTCTATAACGCTTATTAGAAATAGGCGAGATATTCATTGTGTAAGGCGCATTAATTACGTACTGCGATTCAGCAACAGTCAATGAAGGATATGGTGGAATATAAGTTGTCGCTACAACCATCTGGTCGTCAGACTCTGCTCTTGGCGCACGAGGGACTATTGCAGATTCGCCCTCTACAACTTCAAATACACCCTTAGAAGTTAGAACAACAACATCACGACGAGGTAGATAATAAGTTAGATTACATTCAAAGTTTTGACCAGGATATGGATTGTAATCAGTTGTACCTGAATTAAACAGTGTCGCTGGCGGTGGGTTGACTGTTGTTGCCGAAGCATTAGAAGTCAAGTTCGCTGTATTTGCTCGATATGGACGGAAATCAATAGAATCACGCAAAGCAAAACGACGGTTGCGTGTAGCAGAATAGTAAGAAGGAATTTCCCAAGTCCTTACATACTGCGAAGTGTTTGCGCCGATAGCGTCATTTACGCTATAAGACTCAACCGAGAAGAAGCCTTTACCAAGAGTAGCATTAGCAGCGAAACAATCAAAGTCAACGATTAGATACGAGTTTGAAAGATTAGCAGTAGATTTAGGATATAGAACTGCGTGGTCATAGTGCGTATCACGCTGACCGAAATCGTATGTAAAGAATTGTTTGATATCGCTAACAGCTTGATTGTTATCTGAGTTTAAATCTTTAGTTTTTGAGACGCGGTTAATTTTAAGCACGTCTGGAACACCAAGATTAAATCCATAAGGATGAACGATCTCGTAAGTATTAGCTGATAGACTTGTAGAGAATGCAGTATCTACAGAAAGTTGGGTTGTGTTGGCGATAGCTGTAACTTTCTTAGTTTCGCCATTTGCTTTAATATAGTTACCAACCTTGAAATCGGTACTAAATGCAGTAGAAGTACCAGTTACAGTATTTCCTGAAGTAGCAATAGCACCAGCAAGCGAACCATTGTAGAAACGGACTAATTGGTTGCGTTTAATTTCTTTGGCGATTGGGCGAGCGTTAGACTTTCTAGCGTAAGCATTAACTTTAATAGCTGTCGCGCCAGAAGCAGTAAAGTCAGGTCCAAGATCAACAGTTAAACTTTGTAGAGTTGAGTTTAACGCAATTGTTCTGTTGCTTGTAGACAAACTAATAATAGAACCTTTCTCGTGGAAACGAGCATAGGTATTTGCTACAGCAGCTGCACCGTGAGCAGTTCTTGTTGTCATCGTAGTATTACTTACGATCGAGTTTACGATTACTGCAGTATTTCCTGCTACTGTAATCTTCTCACCTACAACAAAATCACGCTGGAAGAATGTGCTAGTTCCAGTAATGGTGGTTGTAGTAGAGTTAGCAACAGAAACTGTACCACTTAGATTTACAGTCGTTAGAGCTGCACCAGTAAGAACGATATCTACTTTTTCTTCAGAGAAATCGGTGTTATCTGAGAAGCCAAAGAACGAACCACCGTCGGTTAAGCTGATAGTTGTAGTACCATTGTTTGCTAGGGAAGCATCAATAGAAGCATTGTAATAGAACTCGGTATCAGAATCGCCTTGTTCATTTCTTAGATCTCTGACAGCGCGATTCGTTAAACCAAATACGAGGGCTGTGTAGTCAGTAGCTTCTAGCTTAGGATCGACAAACCCATCAATAGTTAAGTTTACAGTTAAGCCTGTACCCGAACCGCCTGTAACAGCAGCGCCAGACAATGTTGGATTGGCAGTATATTTACCACCCTGAATTAGAGAAATAGATGTGACGTTGCCTGAAGCATTGTTTACCGTTATAAGTGCAGTCGCAGAGTCACCAAGACCACCACTTACTGTAACAATGTCACCATTTGTATATCCACCACCGTTGGCAGAAATAGTAGCAGTGTAAACAGAGTTAGCGAGTTGCGAAACAGCAACGTCAGCAAACGCATTAGCAGTATTGGCATATACAATAGAACGAACTTTATTAAAGTTTTGATTTTCGTTCATCTTGACATTAAACAGATACATGTTGTATTGTGCTAATGGAGCACCTTTGTCTGCGCTGTCGGTATCATAAACTAGGTTACGAATATTAGCTGTACCAATAACAGTACCAGTAGCAGAACTTGTTGAATTCAAGCTGGCAGTAATAGCATTCTGGAATGAATCATATAGATTTACTGAAGCCGATTGGTCAGCTGGGAAATATCCACGAAGTTCTTCAACAGGAATGTAGCTACCATAATTCATTGAAACAATTTGTTGTACTGGTGATTCAGTATCAACACCGCGACGAGAACTCAATACTTGGTTTGACTTAAAGTCAACAGCATTACCACGAACATATGCTTTACCAGCACCGATGTCATAGTAGAATTCTTGAGTATTGGCGGATGGTTTAGAAGTAATGGTAAAGTCTTTTACAGTATAGTGACCTGACTCATCATATGTACGCTGAGCCATTTCTTGGCCAACTGCGCCACCAACAGAAGTGTTATTCCATCTTAGAATATTGTCTGGACCAAATTCAGCCACAGCAAAGAATACTTCAGTATTAGGAAGTGCAGTTTTCGCATAAGAAACGAAATTAGTTTCTAGTTTTAGTCGGTGTGCGCCAGGAGCTGCGCCATTTGATAAGTCAGCAGAGTTATCATACAACGAAGAATCAGCAAATTCGTCTACTATCGTTTCGGTTGTTTCCATACCAACGATAATACCATTAGCAGCAGAAGGACCACCAGCCGAAGCATTTAGAATTAGAGTTTGTGTATCTGTCTTTACGAAGAAACCTTTTTGATACACAATACCTTCTGAGACGCTTAGAGCATAAGCATTACCAACGCCAGTATATCTGTTATCACCAGGAGTTGTAAGAATAGTTGTGTTTGCTAGATTATTGCTAAAATTAAGCTCGATTGCAGATACAGTCGTACTTACAGATGTGTTAGATAGAAGTTGAATTGTTTCTCCAACAGTAAAATCTTTTCTAACATTAGTAATAGTAATTTCGTTAGAGGTAGTATTGGCAGCTGTGATTAAACCACGAGCATCAGAAGTTGTACCTCTAATACGACCATTTACAGCAAAATTGGTAGCATTAGCAACAGTAATGACTGATGTTCCGAGATAAGATTTATCTTCGCCATAAATTACAATAGATTCGCCTTCTTGGAATCCGCTAATACCGTTCTTACCAGTAGAAGTATATTTTACAAAAAACTTTGATGGTTCTGCGGATGCAGCAAAGCCAAGTTCGCCTTTTAGAATTCTAGCTTGAACGCCAGAGTTAGCGCCATAAAGAATAGCGCCAACATAAGAAGTGTTAGAAGCATTAAATGTAGTATTAGAATCAGGAACAGCAACATATACAGCATCAGGAATTACTGTCGGAGCACAGCCCTTAATGATACTGCCTTGCTTGAACACGCCATCGCCAAATCGTTCGATTTGGTTTTGTAGAATAGTTTGAAGCTGAGTTAATTCTCTAGCTTGAACTGGAAATGATGGTCTAAACAATACTCGATGAAACTTTTTGGTTTCATCAAAATCGTCATAGTATGGTGCCGACGCTAGAGTTGTGTTTGCAATATCAGCTGACATTAATTCGCTCCGTTAGAATCTTATTACTAATTTAACTTGTTCTTTATTTGAAGTAGAACGAGAAACTTCTTGAATATTTTGAATGTATAAAACATCACCAGAATAGATAGCTAAGTTTGCAGCAGTGTTTCCACTAGAAGTGATTCGTTGCGCGCCATTAGCACCTTGTAGAACTTCACCAGACTGGAACGTACCATTGACGCCAGTTAGCAACATGACTGATGAGTTAGCAAATGCGTATCTACCAGAAGCGGTAGAAATACTACCTGTTACCACTTCACCATTTGCATAAGTTCCTGTTCCAGAACCTGTTATATTTATAGTGCATAATTGATTAAATGTGTTTGCAGCATATAAAGTTCCGTTAGAATATGTCGGATTTTTTAACAAACCAACAGTTCTATAAGTCACGTCTGCGTTAAAAGTATTGGCTCCAACGTACTCGTCAAACAAACAATGTACGCCAAGTGCATCACAATATAATTCGTCATAAACATCACTACCGTGTCCGCCATCTGGAGAGATAATTGCTCTCAATTCACCGCCAGAGCCAAGGTTGGTTCCAGCAGTTACAGTGACAGTAGCATCTTTATAGCCAGTACCATATTGTGCCATGTTTACGCGAGTAATTGCGCCAGTTGTTGAATTCATTACAGCATATGCAGAAGCATTACTACCAGTTCTAGAAGTAATTGTTAACAATGGACCAATAGAATATGTACAGGTATTTGATAAGAATCCAGCTGGGAACGAGTCAGTAATTGTAATACCATATGCTGTATTAGATGTACCAATCTTACGAACGAATGTATTTCCGCTAGTATTTGTGACAGTAATCGCACTATCTCTGTAATAGTTCGAAGTTGTATTAGCTGTGTTTGCAATAATTACTACATTGTTATTGCCAGTCGTTGTAATCGCACCAGTATGATTCGGATAATCTGCACCAGAAGCTTCAACAATAATATGAAATATTCCGCCATCTACTGCTGCGTTAGCAACGATCGCGTCTGGTGTTACAGGGATATATTCGTTTGTTGTAAACTTTAGATTATCAGATTGAGCGACATTATACATGTACATCCACTTGTAATTGTCTGCTGTTTGAAATGGCGTTCCAATGTAGGTCGCGCTCTTTGTTGGTTTTATAGTAGAATTTGCGCCACCATTGTTTGAAATACATTTGAACACGTCACGTGTATCAGTAATAACAAAGAAGTCAGTATCTTTTAATTCAGCCTGATCGTCATATTGAGTGTAAACTGTGCTAGTGGTCCATGTGTATTTTGGAACCATTCGTTTGAAGTTGGCTTTTTTACCAAACATCATTTCGTTCCAGATATCATAGAAGGAATCAGTTTCTGACTCTACTTCAGCTGAAACATCGCTCGTTGGATATTCAGATTGTTTACCAACAAACACATAAAAGTTATTTTCGTTTTCGAAAGAAACGTTGACTCTTAGACCAGTACCACTCCCGCCAGTCGCGTAGATGGCAGAGTTAGGAACATTATTGTTATAAACACCTTTGGTGACTAGGGTAGCTGCTGTAACATTGGCGGTGGCATTGACAGTGACTGTAAACGTAGTTCCACCGAATAAGCTAACTGTTTCTGCGTTGACATAACTGCCACCAGCTGCGCTAATAGCGAGAGCAGAAACTTTTTGATTATCAACAGAATTGATAAACTCATCTATTGTATTTCTTTTGAATTTAGATAATAGCTTACTCATTTATGTACCTTATGGGTTTGTGTTTAGCACTGTGTCAATGACAGTGTCAAAAACGGTATCTGTATCAACAACTGTTACATAAGCAGTGGCTGACGAAGTATTTATAGCGGTTGATGTAGACTTCTGAGTATTAAACTTAGTAGAAATCGCTGTTGTATATTGCGTAGCATTCAACACAGTTCCAGTCAAATTAAACAGCGTATCTGTATAGAACTTCGTATCAAAAGTTGTATTTTTAGTTGTTGATGTTTCTTTGTTGGTAGAAATTGTAGTATTTAAAGCTGTATCATAAGTGGTTACAATAGTTGTTAGGCTCTTAGTCTGAGTTGCGTAAGTCGTTGATTTACTGGTATCAGTATTATACGCTGTTGTTATTGTCGTATCATAAACTGACGATGTCGATTTACTTGTGGCAGTAGACTTAGTTGTATCAGTATTGAATACTGTAGAAGTAGAAGCAACAGTTGCGCTGATCTTGGTGGTATCAGTATCAAATACCGTGCTGGTAGACTTGGTCGTAGCGGTATCAATAGCAGTATCTGTATTAAATACAGTCGAAGTCGACTTCGAAGTCGCAGTCGCTATATTTGTAGCGATCTTAGTATCAGTCGACTTGCTTGTTGATGTCGAATATGCAGTAGCAGTATCGTAAATAGAAATTGTTTCATATACTGTCGAGAAAGTTGAATCAGTTTGAACAATCGTTGCTGTATTTATGGTAGTATCAGTAGACTTCGATGTTCCTTTCGTAGTTTCGAACGTAGTTCCTTTACTTGTTGTAGTTAAGAATACTGTATCAAATAATGACTGAGTATTGTAAACTGTAACATATGATGTTAATGTATTGAATACTGTGCTGGTTAGCGCAGAAGTTGAAGTAGACTTGCTCGTTGATCCAGTTGTGCTAATGGCGGTGTCGCGCGCAGTATTTGTTTGGAACAATGTAACTGTATCGAATATAGTTGATGTTGCAAACGTTGTATTAAACGCAGTCGTAGTATCAAACACAGAAGAAGTTGATTTACTTGTTCCAGTTAGCGCAGAAGTATCAAATGTCGAAGCCGTGGCGAACACTGTATTGAATGCGGTTGTGGTATCAAACACAGTAGCATAAGTTGTTAGCGTCGCATAGATTGTAGCGAAACCAGTCGTAGTCGCGTATGCGGTAGTACGAGAAGTGGCAGTCGCTTTGTTAGTATCATATGCAGTTTCAAACGCAGTCGAAGTATCGAACACGCTAGTTGTTGCCTTAGATGTGCTAACTGTGGTATCGGTTGATTTGCTGGTTCCAGTAGACTTAGAAGTTGAAGCAGCTGTTTCTGTCGCTTTAGAAGTAGAAGTCGCTTTAGAAGTAGAAACCACAGTATCAAACGTTGTATCATACGTGGTCACATAAGTCGTAGTTGTATCAAACAACGTCGTGGTAGATCTAGAAGTACCAATTGTGGTATCTGTTGATTTGCTGGTAGAAGTCGACTTAGAAGTCGAAGCAGATGTTCCAGTTAAATTCGAAGTAGCAGTAGACTTAGATGTAGAATTTGTAGTGTCAAACGTAGTATTATATGCAGTTACAAATGCTGTCGTTGTATTAAACACAGTCGTAGTCGACTTAGAAGTACTCCTACCCGTTTCTATTGTAACCTCTTCTTTAGTTTCTGCATCGATAAAAGTGGTATCATATGCAGTAACATAAATCGTAGTTGTAGATTTAGAAGTACTCGTTGCTTTAGAAGTCGTCGCACTTGTTGCTGCAGATGTATTAAACGTAGTGTTAAACGTTGTTGTCGTGTTAAACGCGGTAGTTGTATTAAACAACGTTAAGTATGCAGTTGTAGTGTTAAACACAGTCGTAGTGGCATACGCAGTATCATATAAAGTCGAAGTAGACTTAGAAGTCCCTGTCGTCTTAGAAGTTAATTTAGACGTAGAACCTGTAGTATTAAACGTTGTATCAAACGTTGTTGTAGTATTAAACGTTGTTGTGGTGTTAAATACAGTCAAGAAAGTTGTAGTCGTATCATATGCAGTTGTTGTTGCGTATGCTGTATTGAACGTCGTCGTCGTGCTTCTCGAAGTACTGGTAAATCTATTAGTACCAATTTGTGTTAGATACGTCGTTGTTGTATTAAACGCAGTAGAGATCGTGGTGTCAGTAGATTTTGACGTTTCTTTGGTTGTCTCTGTGGCTTTACTTGTTTGAGCACTGGTGCTTGTAGACTTAGTGGTCGAACCAGTAGTATTAGTTTCAATTGTTGTACCATACACAGTAGTTGTATTAAACAACGTGGTCGTTGATTTTGAAGTCGCCGTTGCTTTTGAAGTGGCGCCAGTCGTATCAGTTGACTTACTTGTTGCTGTTAAAGCAGAAGTTTGTGTTGAGAAAACAGTTTGATATGCTGTATCAAACGTAGTATTATATGTTGTAGAAGTAAACGCACCGCTACCAGTAGTTGTTAGTTTACTTGTTGCCGTTGAAGCAGAAGTTTCTTTACTTGTAGAAGTATCGCGTTCGGTAATCTTTGAAGTATTAGTGCTAAAGAACGTATCAAAAGCAGTATCATATTTCGTAGTGTAAGAAGTCGTCGTAGCATACGCTGTCGAGGTATCGTAAACCGAGTTAGTTAGACGCTTAGTAGAACGATTTGTGTCTGTATAAACCAACGTTGCAGTCGCAATAGTTGTGTCGGTATTAAACACAGTAGTGGTCGCAATGGCAGTATCAAATATGGTCTGAGTATTAAACACAGAAGTTGTAGATTTACTGGTAGCAGTTACATATGCTGTCGTTGTGTTAAATGTACTTGTTGTAGATTTATTAGTCGATGTAGCATATGCAGTTATAGTGTCAAAAACTGATGACGTAGATTTATTTGTTGCAGTGGCAAATGTCGTTGTTGTATCGTATGCAGTCGTGGTCGTTTTACCAGTACCATATGCAGTAGATTTTGACGTTTGAGTTGCAAACTTAGTATCAATCGTTGTAGAAGTATACAACGCAGTCGCTGTTAAAAAATTAGTGGCAAATGCTGAATCGGTGTACTTAGCAGTTCTATAATTTGTATCAGACAAATATTCAGTTGTAGTGTTTGTAGATTTTGAAGTACCTGTTTCCGTTGAAACTGCAGTTGAATATGCTGTACCAAGCGCAGTTTGCTTAAATGTATCTGTCGACTTAGAAGTATCTTTATTAGTTGCATAAGAAGTTGCAACTGTTGTCAATACTTCGCCAGTTGTAAAATATGTCTGAACATCTGTTGGACGCGACGTCGCAACCTTAGTAATGATATCAGTTTGTTTATTTGTCAGCGTAGTTACATCTGTGTCTAAAGTCGTGTCTTTGAACTTGGTATTGTAAAAAGTTGCAAACTCAGTTTGGAACGAAGTATCATAAATCGTGTTGATAGTAGTCAACAGATTTGTCATAAATGTCGTGCCAGTAAACTTCTGCGTGTCGACTGTGGTATCTTTTGAAGTAGCATACGCAGTTGTAGTCGCAATCTTTGTTGCGTACGCTGTTAAGAATACAGTTGTTGTTACGCCAGCAGTTCGAGTGGCTCTGGTCGTCGCATATGCAGTTTGAACTATTGTACCAGCACCACTGTCTGTAGAGATCTTAGTATCAAACGTGGTGGTCGTATTTGTAAAGTAGCTGGTAACAGTAGCAGTTACTGGTAGAGTATCAATTGTTATGGCTGTATCTACTAACGTATTTGTGTCATACGTTGTTGTTGTGGACACACTAGTATCAAATTTTGTAGTACGAGTTGTATCAATCGTAGTATCAGTATTGTAATTGGTAGTGGTATTAATTGTTGTATTGACTAGAGTTCCGCCACTGGTATTAAAAATTGTATCGTATGTGGTAGAATAACTTGAGTTGATAGCTGTGCTTCTAGACGTGGCAAAAGCAGAAGTTTCTGATACTGTAACTTCTTTTGAACAAGAGTAAGACCAGACTCCAGGAGGAGCGTCATTAAGGAAAATACAATCATCAAATGTAAATCCTTTCGCAGCAGCATCCGCTATCGCAGCATTTTGATTGACAAATCCAGTTTCACTAGCGGAAGTTGTAAATGTTGTATCTGCAGTTATACTTGTATCAAACACAGTTGTTGTGAAGAAGTTAGTTACAACAGATGTTTGGAAGTTAGTAGCAGCAACACCGCTTAGAGTACCGTAGCTGGTAGCAGTTGTTTTAGATGTGCCAGTCGCATACGCAGTAGCAAATTTAGTGCTTCTACTAGTATCATATACTGTAGCTGTACTCTTAGTCGTAGCTGTATCTCTAGCTTCTTGGCCAGCATACGTTGTGCTTGTATAAACAATTGTTCCTACAGCAGTATTAATTGCAGTGGCAGTAGTAATTAACGTGCTAAATGCAGTTGTTGTAGAGGTCGAAATTGCTGTTTCGAATGTGGTATCGATAGCAGTTTCGCGCTTTGTCAAGAACGAAGTTCCATATGCAGATGTGGTTAGATACTCCGTCGCAATTGTAGTCGCGCCAGCAGTTTCTGTAAATCTGCTTGTTGTAACACCAGTAGAAGTCGTAAGTGTTGTAGAAGTAGAAGTTAGATACTGAGTTTCTAGATAATCAATTAGAGCTTCTAGGGTGGTTCCACGAGAAACAGGAACAGATTGAATTACAGTTCTACCAAATCTTTCCATACCAGCTGGATGCCACAAATCACGAAGAATGCTAGAATACTTGTTAAACGCAGTAACAGCTTGAACTTCGTATGAATATTCTTGGTAATAATAATTGTCGTGAATATACTTGTCAGAGTTTAAGAAACCGCGAGTAGATTTAAAGAATCCTTCGCCCTTACCCTGACCAAGATAATCAATTGTACCTGTTGCAACATGCGAAGCATTCGTTACACTTGTTAGCGAAACAGTCGTATTGTTAGTGTAGCCAACACCAGAATTATAGATGGATACAGTAGAAACAGCACCAGGACCACTACCAGAAACGCCAGCAATATTTGCATTGAAACCGAGGAATCCGCCAGCTCCATCAGACAGACGAAGCGGATAAATTAAATTATCGACGATTGCTACGTTTACGTTTGCTTGATAACCACCACCAGGATTAATATTTGTTAATGTAGCAATTGTACCATAAGTGTAGGTGTTTAATGTAAAAATACCATTAAACGCAGTCAAATATGTTGCAGATGTATTTGATGAAAATGCAGTATAAGCTGGGGCTGCAGCATTAATTTGAATACTAAGCGCGTTAGTAATTGGCGTAGAAGTCAAGTCAATTGTGCTTGTATTGCTTAATGATCCAACATCAAAAGACGCAACGCTGGTTGGCGTTTCGCCTAGTGATGGTGTAACTGTTTCAGAAGCAGTTAATGTAAAACCTGTACCACCATTTCTAATGTCAAAAGTTACAACACCTTGTAGTCTTTGCAGACCAGTTACAATGGCTTGACCATTTACACCATCACCGCCAACAACGTTGACGAGTTCACCAAGAGAAAAACCAGGAGAGCTACCGAGAACTTGAATGCTAGAAAGTGATCCGTAAACTTTTGGACTATCTGTAACTTCGATGCCCAAGTCGTCTATTACATCTAAATTGATAATTTCTTCATCTGCCGCAAATGTTCCGACAATGTCAGTAATATACAAAATATCGTGGCGCTGATTACCAGTTACAAATACTTTATAATCATCTACGAAAGCTGTCGCCCCAGAAATGCGACCAGTAATCGTTTTACCGATATATGATGCAATGTTTGCATTATATTCTAGCTCCAAGTATCTTGGAACAAGCCATTGTGAATCAGATGCACGGATTACGTCTGTTCCAGGAGAATAGACGTTAATGTCTTCGTTGAATAAAACGCGGAATAATAATTCTAAACCACGTTCTGTGCCTTTAGAAGAGTATAATTCTTTGATGTGTTTTTGTAGAAGACGTTTATCTGCAGCAACATCAAGCGGAATACCATGCATGTATTTTTTACGAAAATAATCTACGAACTCATCAAGAGTAGTATCAATATCGCGCCAAGTTGGTAGTCGACGAGCGTCGTAGATTACTTGATTAGTTTGTTCTAACCACTCAAAATATGCTCTAACAAATGCAACGAAAGTTGGTCCTTCTTCTCGGTAGATAGAAGGAAACTGACTTTCAATGAGTGGAGAAATTAACTTCTCAAGGTCTTTCATTAGATGCGAATTCCAGTTACAACGACAGAAATATCTTCGTTATCAATTAGTAATATTTTATTTGTTAGCGTATCAATATCAGCATTTTCAGTTCTTGCGTATATTTTAATACTGTCAGTATCATAAGAATCAACAATTAAATTTGTAATTTTAATTTCGCCTGTTTCATAATTTACTGTACCGACATTATTATTTAGAACTGTAGTATTACCATTATTTATGGTGTAAATATAAAGAGTTCCAACACCATTGTCATTAATATAAGCAGTATATTTGTCATAAACAAATGCGGTTGAAGATACGATTGGTTCATGGCCAACTGGTAAAACATATCTTATATCTTCATCATGTAATCGATTTTCAAAACTCCAGTTAGAAGAAAAGCTAACAAGAGGAGTAGGAGTTATGCGCTTAGAAATACGAACTTGTGTATCGTTTGAAATGATTGATACATCAGCAGCATCAATAGCAGCAGACAGTTTAGAGAACCTTAAATCAGAGCCAAAGTCTGATAGATAACTTGTATTAAAAGATGTGATGGCAGTAATAACATTTGACACCAATTGAGATGGTGTTTTTGTTGTGGCGCTTATGTTGTACTTGACGCGAGAAATAATATCAAGATACAAATACTCAGGATCAACTATTAATGGTTCAATCGATACTGGTGTCTTATCTTCTAAGAAAGTCAAGATGCTTTGTTTTATGCTAGAAGAAAGCATTTCTCCGCCAACTGGTTTAGCAGAGATAATAACTTTTCCATATAATTTTGGAACTGACTCTTCGCCACCGTAGGCGATTACAGTTTCAATCGAAGGGTAGTTTGCCTTGATTAAAGAAATAAAGTCTTCAGCAGTAACAGCTCTGTTCTGCGCTGTAAATCCGCGAATCGCATTATAACGAATTGATTCAGCATCTTCCGCTTGCGAGCCACCAGCTGAAGTTTCGGTAGTAGATAACAAAAATGTATTTGAAGAAAAACCATCAGCAGAACTGATAGAAGTAAACGTACCGCATCCGTTACCATCTTCGCCTGCAGTTTGTCTGTATGTAACTAAAACAATATTACCTGCTGTCAATTTCTTACTGGAAACACCGTTACCAAACGAAACAGCATACTTAAATTCGTCAGCACCCTGAACAAAAAATACTGTGCTATTTGCATTCAAACCAAACAAGTCAGTGGCTTTGCTCCACGCCACTGCTGTGGTATTTGTTGATGAGTTTCTTATTTCAACAGTAATAGAAGAAGTATCTAATGTATTAGAAGACAAAGTAAATGTTTGGTTGTTCGCAGAGTTCGCAACAAATGCTTCTGTTTTAATGCTGCCTTCGTGGAAAGAAACATTAGAAACGGTGTAGTTGTTTGAGCGATACAAAACAATAGTTTCGTCTGTTGAAAATGTGTATGTTTCATTAGCATCATTAGTACCTCTGATGCTGTAATACTGTGGCAGAGTAATTGTGTCTGGAGTATTTGCTGGCTGCGCAGTAACAGTGACATCAATTGTTGAAGCTGCGCGCGATCTTGGCGTATAGTTTAATTCTTTAGCGTGAGATACAATTGAGTCGCGAAGTTGCGCGGTATCCAAAAACATCTCACTGCCAATCATGTTGAGATACATGGCGTTGTGATAGGTATTGTATGCTAATAAGTCCAACAGAACTGATAAGTTAGAACCTTCAAAATCATAGTCCCTAAACTCAGTTTGCTGACTTAAATATGTCTTTAGACTTTCTTTGTATGCAGCAAAGTCTAATTCAGTGGTGGTGAGAAATCCTTGATTCGACATTTTATCTTATCCTGTTTAGAAGGAACTCTACAGTTCCTACTTGTTCGTTTCTTATTAGTGAGAAAGCAATGCTCACAAAATACGTGTTTCTGTCATAATCTGGCGTAACATCAACTGTATCAATATTGATTCTTGGTTCGTACTGTTTAAGCGTCTGAATAATTGTTTCGCGCAAAGCAATTGTGGTTAGTGGCGTCATTTGCTCAAACAACAACTCGCTAACACCAGCGCCAAGATTTGGATCTAATAACCTTTCATATTTATCAGTCATAATTAGATTCTTTACAGATCTCTTTGCTGCGTCTAGATCTGTGAGCCTAACAACATCATTTGTAATGACGTTTCTGCTAAACGATGCGCTAAAATCGCTATACGTCGGTGGCGCTTTGATTGGATTTTCTTTACGGAAAGCCATTATTCGCCACCATTTCCGCCGTCACCACCATCACCATTACCACCGTCATTACCTTCTGCTGAACCATCTGGACCATCGCCCTCAGTTCCTCTTCCAGGAAACGCTTTGGCTAACTTACCATTAATCATGCGAATTGGTTTTTTGGTGACTTTGATTCTCTTCCCTTCAAATCCAGGAACTGTAAATTCAACCATAAAGTCTTTAAGAGTTTTCATGTAAATTCTCCGCTGTTATAGTGTATTTAGTAGCGTTTAAGAACCGAGTTTGTATTCTTTTTTCTTTGGATCGCCAAGTTTTTGCGCGTCGGAAGCATTCGCAGCGCCACCGCCACCAACAGCAAGATTGTGATTATCGCCACGAGAATCTTTACCAGTAGCTTTAAGGTTTGTACTACCTTTTACGTTTAGAGCAGTTCCAACTTCAACAGAAGAACCATCAAGAATTGTTTGACTTCCTGATTTTAAGTTTGTTGCTTTAGAAGCAGTTTGGTTTATACTAGCTCCACTATTGAGATTAATATCGCCTTTAACATCAACATTAAATTTGCCACCGACTTTCCAGTTTACATCACCGACTGTGTCAATATTCGTATTACCGTTTGTAGAAATATTGGTGTCGCCAATCACTGTAATGTTTATGTTTCCGCCAACGAATAGTTCGTTGTTGGCATAGGTAATAATCTGTATGCCATTTTGTCCACGGATTACAATGGACTTGTCTTGGTGAATGGTAATGAACGCGCCATTCTTATGTTGAATGTTAATTCGCTCTACACCCTCAGTATCATCCATCTCAATAAAATGACCAGTGTTAGATTTTACCAGAATATTCTTACCGTATTCTGCGGCGAACTGGCTTGCTTTTTCTGTAATGGTGGCACCGCCAGCAGTCTCGACAGATAACTTTGTTTTATCTTTCCAGTCAGAAAGAGGAGTCTTTCTATCAATCGGACGTTCTTCTGCTAAGAATGTGTCTGGGAAACTAATTTGCTCGTTTCCAAGCATATCCAGCTTTGGAACCTTTCTGGCATATTTTTTAATTAGAGCTTCGTTTACTGGTATATCATCAGGAAACTTCGCAAGTTTTGATATATTAGTAAAATCTATTTTGTTCTTGATAATACTATCAATGTCGTCCAAATATGTTTGTAAATTAGAAACCGAATCTAATGCTCCGCCAAAAGAACCACCGAGATCAGAACTTAATGTTTCCAACGCGCTATTGATGTCTGAGAATTGACTAATAGTTCCTACGATTGCAATGTTTTCTGGCTTGATACCATTTTTTACTAGTTGATCAAACTCTGTTTTTGCTTTCGCTAAAACTTGTTCTTTAGATTCTGTTGCGCTGATGTTTAAATCTAACGCGACAGTAGTATCTGCGTCAAATTTAACTAGGTCTTTTGCGCTCTTAATTACGTTAGCCATTAGCTTGTACTTCCTCCTGTTGATACAGCAACACCCGTGGTATCATAAGTTTCTGGTCGTTTACCAGGAGGTCTAGTTATACTTAACAAATCGCTGACATATTTTTTAGTCAGTGTGACTTTATCTGATTGGTTGCCTCCTAAAATAACAACACGATTTCCTGGAAATCCTATTTGAGCTACAAACGCGACATGGCCAAAACCACTGGAAATTGGTCCTCGCTTGAATACTGCGATATCACCAACTTGAATATTGGCTTCATCTAGTTTACTTTCTTTTGTTCCTTTTTCCCAAACAGTTGTTCCATAACCATTTTTGCTGTGAGTGTTATATTTCGGAGAAGCATATGCTCTAGAACTATTAACTGCTGATGGATATGAGTACCCTTGAGAAGAAAGTATAGAACCCACAAATGCTCCACACCACGGAGTTACAGAAGGATCTATTCCGCTATTTACTCTTGTCTTAAACAGATTCATTAAACAAGCCTTATCAGTTCTTTCTTGATATCCTAACCATGCTGCAGCAGAATTAACAAGTCCTTGTTTTGGTTGTGGGCACGAGCCGTCGGTTGGTCTGTTGGCAGCAGGAGAATTAACACCAGAAAGATTTTCAACAGAACCTTCTAGTCTGTTTACTGCGCCTGTTGCAGCATAGGAAGCCGAAGAAACACCACCATTAATAACACCAAGAATAAATGGTTGTTGTAATAATTCTCCATCCATAAAGAAACCAAGAACCATCTGTCCTGCGTTTATCTTAGCAGAGCCACCATTCAACACAGGAGCCAGTGGTAGATTCTCAGTCGGCAATACTTCTGACGAAGGATGAAATCCGATAGCTCGAACGCGAACGCGCCCAAGTTGAGTTGGGTCTGAAAAAGTATCTTCGGCAACTCCGACAAACCAGATAAACTTTCCGTATGGTGTATTTTTTAAGTCTCTCATATTCTAGTTGGTATCTTATCTTTTGAAACAAATGATGGAACTGGATATAATACGTTTTTTCTGTAATTACCGTTTTTGTTAAAACCAAAATCATTACTTATGCTACTTCTACGCACTGCATTTACTAAATCTTGTGCTCGTCCACCTCTAAAATCTGTTCGACCTTCGACATGTGCAGCAGCAGAATTCTGTTTGATTGAATCTGTTAGAGCGTTAGCGACAGCAACCAAATATGACTTATCAAGCTGACCACCTTTTGCTGTATTGACAGCAATCAAAGCTGTATCTATATCTTTAATCGCTTTCCATGCTGACGGATTAGCAAAGGTAGGCTCATATTGACCAGGAGATGTAATGATTCCCTTAACAGTTTTTTGTTGATATGCGCCAGAGCCAACTCTGTTGTAAATACTTTGAGCTACGTCCGCGCAACCTTGAAAATCATTACCAAACGCTTCGCGCGAACAAATAGCAACTAAAGACCAGAATTCTTCGTCTGGTGCTCCATCAGTAAATAATTCTTCGATGGCAGATTTTGTAGCTTCTAATATACTCTTTACAGAGCCACCTACTTTTCTCAAAGAGTCAAATATACCACTACCGCTTGTTGCGCCATTAATAGTTCCTAGCACAAATGGTTGTTGTATCAAACTTCCGTCCATAAAGAAACCTAGCACCATTTGACCTTTTTTAATAGGCTGGATTCCTCCATCTAATACAGGCGCAAGCGGTAAATCTTTGGCGCGAAGTTCTTTCGAAGAAGGATGATAACCAAACGCGCGAACACGAACTCTTCCTAGTTGCAAAGGATCGTCAAAAGTATTCTCTACTACACCAATAAACCAGTAGAATTCATCATAAGGTGTATTTGTCAAATCTCTCATCGTGCACCATTTATCAAATCTTTTTCATATGCGTCTTTATACAAATCTACATAAGTTTGAAATATAGTACCTTTGATATTATGTTTTACAGCACCAACTATGAAGTCGCCAGATTGTCTATTTGAATTTTCGTCTTCTGTAATACCACTCTTAGCAGGAACATTTAGATTTAAGATATCTCCTGGTTTGATGTAAGGATTACCATAGACTTCAATTGTTATTTTGGTTTGTTCTAACAATGCTCTTTGCGCGCGAGCATAGAGATATTTTTCTTCTAAATAATCATCACGTTCCCAAGCATTTTCGGATACGGCAATATACGAAGCTGGTGTAAAATCATATTTTAATCCTTGTGGATTCAAATCGACATTAGTAGCAAACACTGGATATTTCGTATCAAACGCGCTGTTCTTGCCTAGCAAGAATATGTTTTTACTATCTTTTTCATATTCAAATGTTTTGGTCGGTGTTTTAACTTCTCTGTTTATTAAATCGATTAACATTATCTCACTTCTAAGCACACCAGAAGCAATCAAATCAAAGTAGTTTGAGTGTTCATATTGAGAAAGATACAATACTCGGAAGTAATCTTTTTCAACACTAGCATCAAGATCTGTATTGTTTCGTTCTGGATAAAACGTATATCTGAATGCTCTTTGTTTGTTGGCGTCGCTCGCAATAGATCTAGCAGTTTTTAACTTAAAACCCTGATAATCTTGATAAAAGAAGTATGTGCTATCATCAGATTGAGAAGATAACGACTGAGACAATAATCTAGATATAGCGTCGAATGGCTTTATCTGATTGAAGATAAATCCATTTTTAATGATATTCTTGCTGCTAATCCAGTCATCCCCAGTGCCAATTTTTTCTCTATCTGGCGGATCCTTTTTAACAAACCTAGACTCAACGATTTGCTTGATGACATC